AACACACAAAATGGAAGCTTATTTAAAAGTATCATTTTAACAAACGCAGATAAACTTACAATAGATGCACAGTCTGCATTAAGAAGATGCATTGAAGTATTTAGTCATACGACAAGATTTTTCATTGTTGTAGAAGATAAATACAAGCTATTACGTCCTATACTGTCTAGATTTTGTGAAATATATGTTCCATCTCCAGTGATTGACGGAGAACATATAAACTTATACAAATACAACATTCAAGGAACGGCGATGTTTAAGGAAAGAACGAATAACAAATTATCGGCAGTGAAACGAATAATAAACAAACTAAAGGATGACATAGATGTAAAAACAATCTGTGAATGTTCCGAAACTCTTTATGATAAGGGATTTACATCACTGGATGTTATCGAATATTTTAAAGGAAAGACACCATTTAATATTTCAAAACACTATCACCATCAAGTTCTGTTTCACTTTGGACAAGCAAAAAAAGATTATAGAAACGAAAAACTTGCAATATGTCTTTTAATAGATATGTTTCTTTTGTGTTCAAATGACGATTTAGAAAATATGATAGTTATGTAAATGGATGATTTTACACCCAGCGGTCTTCATGAATCAAAAAACGAGTGGGGAGCAAGGCTTATCACAATTCTGACACCCCATGTTATCGAGGGATTTAGATCTATACTCGACGAATCTATTAAACTGTGTAAAAATAACGACGAAATGGAAAAATATCTAATGACCTTTCAGAACTTTATTTCCAGAATACCAAAGTGGAGTAACGAGATAGTCGATGCGGAAACAAAGAGAATTATTGACAAAAGTGGATGCCCATATTTAGAAGATCTCATCACATGTGTTCATGTTATACAACTAAAGATATTGACATCCGTCAGAGTTGGTCAAAAAGCCAAGAAGGTAGATATGGATATTATGGGAATTAACGATTTCATACATAAGGTTTACATTAACACCGCTAGACAGTTCTATAGAAATGTGTATTTATTTGATAGCCAAATATCTCCTCTTCAAAAACAAAAAAACAACCGCGAGCTTGAGACTATCACACAGGAATGCATACTCAACACTGTGAGGGAAAGTATTCCTGTCCAAACAATACTCAAGTGCTATCTAGACGAGACAACAGAGGAGGATATTCAAGAAGAAATTAAGGAGGAGGATATTACGCCAGACCCAGTAAATACCGACGAACCGCAAGACGGTGGATCAGATGTGACAACAAACGAAGAAAATGAAAATATCAAGGTTGAAACCGAAGAACCGTTGAATATTGACAATACCGAAATTGAGAAATCGCCATCGACCTTATCATTTAATGATGTTGACACTGCCGTAGATACAGATAAAAATGAGTACACGATAAGTGCTCCGAAAGATGTAGAAAGACTTGAGGAAATCAGTAAGGTTAGAAATGAAACAAGAAAGCAAGAAGAGGAGGACGACGACGACGAAGAAGACAAAATTAAAATACTAGGCGATCCGATATCGCTAGACAGTTTAGATGTTCATGATATTGAAATACCGTCTCTTTCTCTTGACCTAGACCCATTGATGGATGTTGAGATATTAGCCTAATCGCGTTAGATATGTAAAACTTATATGCCAGTTTACAATAAATGAACACCTTGATATTGGCAACATGTTCATGTATTGTTTATGCGTTAATTCATTACATAGATAAAAAGATCATTAAGAAGGAAGAGTACTGCCCTCGCACTACATTTCGCACATCAGCTTTGATGTTTGTAAGTATTATGGCAGGTTCCTTTTTATGTGATCAGCTTGATCTAGAAAACTTGTCAAATAGCGTCTCGGAGAAAACTACTCTCACAGGAGGGGCTCCCAAAGTGTTTACAGATAACCCAGGATTTTAAATCTTAAATTGAAACTCTACCCCCAACTGTTCTATTATATAAATTACTTAATAGACTAGCTACTTACCAATACAATGTCAGCATTTAATGAAGATGGAGACCAGGAACAAACAAAATGTTATTTAGTAACGCCTTCATATAAAAAGTCAGTGTATGAAGACATTATGTATACGAAAATGTATGGTGATACCAGAGTATCTTTGAAGGTTACGAAAATATGGAGATATGGCGAGTTTGAAGTGGACCTGACTATTTCAGAATCAAAAGAAATTATTAAACTGAATGAAGTTAATCTAAACGAATACTGCACGTGTGCTGCAAGCACCGATAATCTAGTTGAGTATGATGCAGAGGTTCTTAATATTGATAAATATGATGAAGAACTACAGAAACAAATTAATCTGGACGTGTATGAAGATGTTGATAATGAAACTCCTTATGATGATGCAGACCTAGTTGATGAACATGATTGGGATGTAGACGATACACTATATAGTATAGTTGGCGGCGTAGAACTTGATAAAGATGAAGACAATGCTGATGAAAGTGGGGAAGAGGAAGAGGAAGATGCCAATGCATTTGAATGCGACGATTGTAATGTAAAAGATATAAACTGCTTTGAACATCTTGGAATATCAAAGGAGGAAGTAGATATTTATAGAGATCTGGGTCAACCAGATCGATGCACGGATTGTTTTGAAAAGTGGAAAAATGGCGAGAATGGACGCGAATACTTGAAAATGGTAACGGATAAAGATAAAGAAGAACCCATTCATCTCTGTGTAAATATGGACTGTGAACAATATCCACCTGATTGGGAAATCGGCGAAGATACTGAAGAGACTTATCAAGAGGATCAGTGGAAAAAGTGTTGCCTATGTGATGGGTATTTTAATGATGATGGAGTTGGAGATATTTTATTCGTACAAGAAGAACCAAATAATCAAGAAGCAGGGTGTAGTCTTTGTGGAAAAAGTGATGATGTAGTTCAAATGAAAGGTTGTGGACAATATCTATGCGGTAGTGCATGTGATGAGGAAACTGAATATGAGTATAGTTCTGTAAGCGAACAGGAAGAAAGCGAAAGTGATGTGCTATATAACGAATACCATTGTAAACATTGTAAGTATATAAGTTATCAGGATAATCCAGATTGTAGTGAATGTAAAAAGAAATATTGTATGCTACTAATCCAAAAATAGAGTAATACACCAAACGCCAAGTTTATTACTAAATAAATTGATCGTTTCTTATCTATAACTATTACATATAACAAACAATAATCATGATTCGACCTCCTTCAAGAATTACACTAACACACCTCAAAGATGTTATTTATTCGGCATTTAAGGGACGTGCCCCAGTTCCTCTTGGCAGATGGTATATATGCGATAAGAAAAACACAGGTTTGATTGCAGACTATTCGAACGAAGATCACTGTGGACCATGTGGATCGTATGCAACTACCATTGTGAAAAATAAAAATGAAAATATTCAACTAGAAAAAGAACTAGAGTTTGAGTTTCAACACATGATGGCGAACACATACACTCCTGATAAAATGAAAAATCGTTAATATAAACATTCACAATATGTGAACAAACTAAATAAAAATACGCATTTCGCGTATTTTTATTTAACACCATACACTATTTATTTAGTAGAAAGAACTGGGAGCTTGTCAATATCCATAACTCGAGATCTCATTTTTTGCGGAATGTCTTTTCCACTTATTCCATACTTTGAAAACTCTGGACGAGTTAACTGTGCATCTGGAGTGTGTGCATGCACAATTCTTGCTATCATTTTGTACAACTTAAACGCAGGATAACGTTCGTCCCCATTTTGTTTATAGAGAATATTTCTACCGTCACCGTCTTTACACCATTCATTTATCAGACTTGCAACTGGGCTGGCCACAATATCATCATCGTCATCAATAAGCTCGTCATATATAGAAGTCGCCAATCTACATAAGTCAAAGCTCATGTTTGGTTCAAGACGAGGTTTATCTTCGTTGAAATATGGCTCAGTATTATATTGGGTTGACGCATCATTGCCAGGTTTAAAACTGTCACTGCACATAGTTATTCCGTCATATTTATAGATTGCCCGACCGAAATCAATTATCTTGGCTATTCTACCAAAAGTCGGCACCTTATACACTTGTTTATTATATCTATAATACAAATATTTCTTGTCGGTATCTATAAACATAATATTGTTCGTGTGTAAGTCATTATGTGTAAATGAATATACTTTTTGATAAGTAATCAAAATCATGATCACCTGCATGAAAATAGAAAACCACTCTTCATCCTTTAACTCATTCTCAATAATCAAACTATCTAATGTGTATTCCATTTTTTCCATGAAAACTGCTTCAACCGGAAATCTTGGAATAGTCGCATATAACTGCTCATCACTTTCATCAGTTTCACCGCTTTCATCGTCCGACATATCACTTGTTGCATCACTATCACAAGTAGAATAGTTATCATCGCCATTGTCAGAACCACTTGTAAGCGACACCCTAGAAGAACAACTCGAACTTGTTGTTGTAGATTGTGTTTTTGACAGATCAAACTGGGAAATATCATTCGAAGAAAAATCGTCTATGTTCAACTTCGAATTAGATAAGTCTTCTAGCGTAATAGAAACATTATCTACAGGTGTTTCATGCGAGTTACTTGTCAACTCAAAAACATCATCAAACATACTATCATCAATGCTTGTTACTGCTGCAGAGTTGATCTCTTCGTTATCCAGAATAGTTTCATTTTGAAGGATGTTAAGAGGAGGTCTATCTTTACATGATCCACTGTTATTTTCGATCTGGGTCAATATAAATGAATAATCTTCAACGTCAAAATCTACATTCTTATGCTTTTTAAAAAATGTTGAATTAGCAAGATACTCAATATCGTCATAAATATTCACCTTGAAATCACGCTTTACTCCAATACATGTTCCATAGTATAGTATGCCATGCACAAATCCAAACTGTCTGTTTAATAGATTAGAAAAATACACAAACATTCCGTCGGTATATGCAGTATTATTGACATCATTCAAACTAGGATGTGAGATATCCTTATTGGAGAGAGTTGGAAGATTAAATATACTGTCGTTATGGAACAGCTTTCCAATCATAAACTTATACGGATCAATAAGAGGTGCCAACTTACAGAATACATCTCGCTTTTCATGTTTAATATCAGTGTCCTTGGACAAATTCGTATTATTTTCGACTAAACATTTGTAGGTATTCGGGACTTCGCTATCTTTTGACACAACTTTATGAATAATATACGATGTGTCAAGAACTACGTTTTCATAATTTGTCTCAGTAAACTTGAAAAAGCGATTATAGATCGGTATATAATTCTGCACATTCTCCATATCCATTATATCCTTGTTTTTCATACTCTCGAACAAAACCTCATTCTTTTTTTTTGTGTAAGATATATTAGTTCTACACTCCTTCATTATCAACTACATACATTAATATCTAAATATTTTAACTTATTTAGTATATTAATTTAAGATTATCCACAAAAATCAGGGTTCGCGTTAAAACAACACTAGAATGAGTATTTAACTATACTATAGTAGAAATAATTATTCACAATATAAAGTAAATGTCACTTGAATTACAGAAGTTCAGTATGAAAGCAATTAGTTTTAAACCAGACGAATCAAAGGGACCAGTTTGTGTATTAATCGGGCGAAGAGATACAGGAAAGAGTTTCTTATGTAGAGATCTTTTATATTATCATCAAGACATTCCAGTTGGGGTAGTTGTGTCTGGCACAGAAGAAGGAAATGGATTTTATGGAAATCTGGTACCAAAACTTTTTATTCATAACGAATATAGCTCGGCTATCATTGAAAAATTACTTTTGCGACAGAAAACAGTTCTTAAACAGGTAAAGAAAGAACTTGAAACAAGAAAAAGAGCTACAATTGATCCTCGAACATTTGTTATACTAGACGATTGCTTATATGACGGATCTTGGGCAAAAGATAAGCTTATGAGACTTCTGTTCATGAATGGACGGCACTGGAAAGTTATGCTGATTATTACAATGCAATATCCTTTAGGTATCCCACCTACGCTGAGAACGAATATAGATTTTGTTTTCATTTTACGTGAGCCGTACATTGCTAATCGTAAACGTATATACGACAATTACGCTGGCATGTTTCCAACATTCGAATCGTTTTGCCAGGTTATGGATCAGTGCACGGAGAATTATGAATGTCTTGTGATAAATAATAACTCGAAATCAAATAAGCTGACAGATCAGGTTTTCTGGTATAAGGCAGATGCACATAGTAATTTTCGTCTTGGTGCCAAGGAGTTCTGGGAAATGTCAAAAAATCTTCCATCTGATGATGAAGATGAAAAATATGATCCTGGAAAAGTCAAGAAAAGAGGTGCTGGGCAAACAATTACAGTTAAGAAATCAAAATGGTAATCCACATGTCGTATGTGACAATTACATAGAAGATAATATGTCAATTGTATCTTGGGGTGTATCAACAGGATGTCCAATTATCGACGAATGATTTATGATAAGTTGA